GCAGAGCAGGCGATGGCAAACTGGACAAGCATCACCACTGGCTCGTTCAAGATCAGCATTGATGGTGTCGAGCAATCGGTCACAGGTCTGGACTTCTCTGCCGCAACGAACCTCAATGGCGTTGCATCTGAGATCAACACTGTATTGACTGGCGCAACCGCCGCATGGGATGGCTCTCGCTTTGTCATCACCAGCGCAACGACTGGCGCGACTTCAAGCGTTGGCTATGCCTCTGCTGCCGCATCTGGTACAGACATTTCCGCACAATTGAAGCTGACCAGCGCGACCGCACTGGTTCCTGTTCCTGGCTACGCCGCAGAGACCCCTGTCGAGTGCGCTACCGCATTGGCAAACCTCTCTGGCATGTGGTACGGCTTGACTTTTGCCGCATCGACGATGCCGACAGATGACCAGGCCGTTGATGTTGCCGCATTCATTCAGGGCGCATCGATCAGTCGCATCTTCGGTTTCACTGAGACTGACACTCGCGTGCTCGATGCTGCATGGACAACCGATATGGCTTCCCGCCTGAAGGCCCTGAACTACACCCGCAGTTTTGTGACCTTCAGTGCAAACAAGTATGCCGTGGCATCGATGTTTGGTCGTGCTTTCTCGGTGAACTTCAGTGCAAACCGCAGCACCATCACTCTGATGTACAAGCAGGAACCTGGCGTGGTTGCCGAGTTGCTGACCGAGACGCAGGCGCAGACCCTGAAGGCCAAACGTTGCAACGTGTTTGTGCAGTATCAAAATGACACCGCCATCATTCAGTATGGCGTCATGTCTGGTCAGGCATACTTTGACGAGATTCATGGCCTGGACTGGTTCACCGATGCTTTGCAAACGGCTCTCTACAACCTGCTCTATCAGAGTAAGACCAAGATTCCGCAGACAGATGCAGGCCAAAACCAACTAGTTAACACCGCATCGAATGTGTGCGCCGAGGCCATCAACAATGGTCTGGTCGCGCCTGGTCAATGGAACGCCGATGGCTTTGGTCAACTGGAGCGCGGTCAATTCCTGACCGAAGGCTTCTACATCTATACTCAGCCAATGGCCTTGCAAGATCAGTCCATCCGTGAGCAGCGCATCGCACCGCCTATCCAGATCGCACTGAAGCTGGCTGGCGCAATCCACGAGATCGATGCCATCATCGATGTCAACCGCTAATCAAGGAGAACCTGAATCATGGCAACCTATTCTTTCCAAGACGTTGTCGCCGCCATCGCTGGTGTCGGCGGTTCCATCAACCTTGCTGCAGGCGCAGGCGTAGCAGAAGAGGGCATCACCATCGAATCGATGGAGGACAAAAGCGTCATGACCATCGGTGCTGATGGCTCTGGCATGCACTCTCTGGTCGCAAACGAGGCCAGCACTGTTACCATTCGTCTGCTCAAGACTTCGCCTGTCAACAAGCAGTTGCAGGAGATGTACAACCAGCAAACGAAGTCCAGTGCCAACCACGGCAAGAACACGATCACCGTTCGTGATGCTGTGCGTGGCGACAACATCACACTGACCGAAGTGGCATTCAAAAAGCGTCCCACTGTGACGTATGCCAAAGAGGGCGGCATGATGGAATGGACATTTGACGCAGTCAAGACCACCGCCGTTTTGGGCAGTGGCACACCGGAGGCTTAATCAATGGAACTAGAACTGGACGGACACACCTATCGTGTCGGCAAACTGGACGCTCGGGCGCAATTTCACATCGTTCGACGACTGGCTCCGGTTCTTGGCGAATTGGCTCCGGCACTGCAAGGTGGCAAGGGGGGCATAGAGGCCCTTCCTGCCATCGCGTCCGCTGTTGCGCGTCTCTCCGATGCCGATGCGGACTATTGCATTTTTGGCCTGCTGAAGGTGATTTCACGCAAGCAGCCAAACGGTTTGGGCTATGGGCCTGTGGCGACCGAGAACCTGTTGATGTATGACGATATTGGCATGCCTCAGATGCTCAAGCTGGCATGGGAGGCCCTGTCTTTCAATATGTCGGGTTTTTTCGCCGCACTCCCCTCGGATTTGAAAGAAGCAGCCCAGAAAGTAAAAGGCCAGTAAGGTGGGTTTCGCTTCCCGATGGGGAGGATTGGTTGCTCCGGCCTGTGTTGAGGGGGATGTGCAAGTTTGAAAGCCTGATCGACGGAACCCTCAGCCTTGCCGACATTGCTTTGATGAATGACGCACTGGATGTGCAGGAAGAGAATGAAATGAGATACCGAGAGGCCAACACATGAGCAGCGAAACGATCAAAGAGTTCCTGGTCGGCCTCGGATTTCAAGTCGACGAAGCAGGCCTGCAGAAGTTCAGCCAGGGCATCACAAAGGCCACAATCGCTGTCACCGCCATCGGCACTGCTGCCGTGGCTGCTGCTGGCATGTTCACTTCCTTTGTCGCAGGCGTTGCGGACAAGTTCGACGCTGTTGGTGACCTTGCAGACCGTGTCAATACCAGTGCCGAAGAAATCCTGCGCCTAGGCTATGTTGCGACCCTCTCTGGCTCAAGTGTAGAGGCCGCAAACGCATCGATCGAAAACCTCAGCCGAATTGCTGGCGAGGCAGCCCTTGGCGTAGGCCGTGGTGCTGCCGCCTTCAAAGAGTTCGGAATCTCTGCCAAAGATCAAAATGGCAATCTGAAAGACACATCCGTCCTGCTCGCTGAAGTTGGCGACAAGATCAAAGACATGGGCCGTGGCGAGCAGATTGCTGTGCTGCAAAAGTTGGGCATCGACCCGACCATGATCGGCGTGCTGACTTCGGACATTTCCGGTCTTGCAGCAGAGTTTGATGCGCTCTACAAAAACGCAGGAATCGACGCAAACAAAGCTGCGGAGCAGTCCGGCGAGTTCAATGACTCGATGGATCGCCTTGCAATGACTTTCGATGCGATCAAATCCGCAGTTGGCTTGAAGTTCATGGGCCAGGTCAAGAATGGCGTGGACACCCTTCGGAAGTTTCTTGTGGAGACCATGCCGAAGATCATCAATGCCGTGTCTCCAATCATCAATCTTGTGCTTCGGATTGCCGAGGCATTCATCAAGATCGTCGGTCGCATTGGCTCGGCTGTTGGCGCAATTCTCGGCTTCCTTGGAAAGCTGAACGATGCGACTGACGGATGGGCTGGCTATATCTTGGCTGCCGCCGCCGCCTGGAAATTCCTGAACCTTTCATTCCTTGCTACACCAATTGGCATGATTTTGTCGCTCGTAGCCGCAATTGCACTGCTGATTGATGACTTCATGACCTGGAAAGAAGGTGGGGATTCGCTGATTGATTGGTCGGCATGGGAACCTGCCATTACCGCCGCCATGAGTACCCTCTCTGCCCTGGGCACGATGTTCCAGAGCACATTTGGCGTGGCGATCGGCATCATCCAGGCCCTGATTCAATTGCTCACTGGCGACTTCTCTGGGGCATGGGCGACTGTTGGTGAGATTGTCACCAATGTCATGGGAATCTTCACAAGTGCATGGGAAGTCATCAAAGGCATCGGCTCGACCATCGGTAACGTGATTGGCGGCATGGGCAAAATGCTTGGGATTGGTGGCGGCTCTGCACCTGTTCTCACGCCAACCCCACAGGCTGCTGCTGCTGTCACTGGCGGTAATCAATCGGTGAATCAGCAGACCCAGATCGTGGTGCAAGGTGGTGCAAACCCAGACGCAACGGCTCGCGCTGTTGCGGGACAGCAAAACAGGGTGAATGCTGACATGGCACGCAACATGAAAGGGGCCGCACGATGAGCACCCTTAATTCCTCCGGCAAAGCCACCATCATTCCGCGCAGGGCGATCGGGCCATTCTCTGCGACTGTTACTGTCGAAGAAATCGCCAGCGATGACTTGGAAATCACGCAGCATCCCGTCCAGCAGGGTGCAGCAATCACCGATCACGCCTATGTCAAGCCAGCCACCCTGAACATCAAGATCATGTTCAGCGATGCAGATGCGCCACTTGCTGAGACCTATGCCAAGCTGCTCAAGTTGCAGGCAAGCCGTGAACCCTTCGATGTGGTGACCGGCAAACGCGCCTACAAGAACATGCTGTTCAAGTCGCTCGGGCAGACGAATGACGCGCAGACCGAAAACATCCTGAGCATCTCTGCCGAGTTGCAGGAAATCTTCATCGTGCAGGTTGAGACCACATCCGTCCCGCCTCGCAAGAATCAGGCGAACCCTGGCAAAACGGGCGCGACCGAGAACGCAGGGCAGAAAAGTGCCCAGCCAGCACCTGAGAAAAACCGCAGTGCTCTTCGCACGCTTTCGGGGTAATCATGGAAGAGATATTCATCATCCCTTTGACTAACGTCCCGCAGCGATTCACGATCCAGTTGTCGGGTGTGGCCTATATCATCACCTGCAAATGGAACCCAGAGGCCCCAGCGTGGGTTTTGGAATTTGCTGATGAGGCCACCAACCAGGTGCTGCTGACCAATGTCCCTCTGGTTGCTGGTGCAGATTTGCTCGAACAGTTCAAGCATGTCGGGATTCCTGGAAAACTGCTCGTCTACACCGATGGCGATGAGTTCGCCCCTCCGACTCTTGAGAACCTTGGGCAAGAGGCAAACCTGTACTACGTGGCTGAAGTATGACCGGACAACGCCAGTATCTTCGTGCCTGCAAATTGATCGTAGCCTCGGCTGGCGGCTCGGGACTTGACCTGTCTGGCCTGCACATCAAGTTTGCAATCAAGAAGGCAGACGCGCAAACCCCCAACACAGCCGAAATTCGGGTCTACAACGTGGCAGAGACGACCGTGGCACGCATCCGCAAGGAGTTCAGCCGCGTGGTCTTGCAGGCCGGCTACGAGACCAACATGGGCGTGATTTTCGATGGCAACATCAAACAGGTGCGCTTCGGTCGTGAAAACGGGGTGGACACCTACATCGACATTGCCGCAGGCGATGGGGACGATGCCTACAACTATGCTGTGGTCAACACCACCTTGGCTGCTGGCGCATCACAACGTGACCAGATCAATGCAGCTGCCAGCCCCATGTCTGACCGTGGCGTGAAGCCTGGTTATATCGGGGAGACTGGCGACACCAAACTGGCGCGTGGCAAGGTCATGTACGGGATGGCGCGGGACTATATGCGCCAGTCGGCTGAAGCCTCGGACACCTCTTGGTCGATTCAAGACGGGAAGCTGCAGTTTGTGCCGAACACTGGCGTGCTGCCCAACCAGGCCGTTGTGCTCAACAGCAAGACAGGTTTGGTCGGCACGCCTGAGCAGACCAATGATGGCATCAAGGCTCGATGCCTGCTCAATCCGATGCTCAAGATCGGCGGCAAGGTCAAGATCAACGAAAAGGATGTGGCCCAGGCAAAACTCGCGGACACCTCGAAAGATGCCCAGGCCAACAAGCCTGCCGACATTGCCGCCGATGGCTTTTACCGCCTGCTCGTTGTTGAGCATTCTGGCGACACCAGGGGTAATGATTGGTACTCTGATTTGATCTGCCTGGACATTGACGCAACCCAGCCACCCGACAAACAAGTGAAGAAAACATAATGGATCGCCGCGAACGCCTTGATGACCCAGAAGAATCCCTGCGGATGGCCCTGGAGAGCTACGCCAGCCAGTTGTGGACTGCGCTGCCTGCCTCTGTAGTGTCCGCCAACCTGACCGCACAAACTGTCAGTGTGCAGCCGACCATCCAAGGCTCTGTTGCCGACCCGTCTGGGAATGTCCGCCTGGTCAATTTGCCGGTGTTGGTTGACGTTCCTTTGGTGTGGCCCAAGGCCGGTGGGTTTGCTTTGACCTTCCCTGTTGCTGCCGGTGATGAAGTGCTGGTTGTGTTTTCCTGTCGATGCATCGATTCATGGTGGCAGTCTGGTGGAATTGGTGCGCCAGCAGAGGCTCGCATGCACGACTTATCTGATGGATTTGCAATCCTCGCGCCGACTAGTCAGCCAAAGAAACTGTCGAATGTCAGTTCAGCCAATGTTCAACTCCGCAACTATGCCGGAGACACATTGGTCGAGATCACGCCAGATGGCAAGGCAAATATCACCGGAGCGTCAGAAATCAATTTGACTGCGCCAGTGATTAATTTGACCGGCACAATGAATCTGAACGGTCAAATGACACAAACAGGTGGCAGCATGACTATCGGTGGCGTGACCTTCGGCACGCACAAGCACACTGGTGTGCAAACTGGTGGCGGCACATCTGGCGGGCCGACTAATTGAGTGAGACAATACAACCATGAGATATCGTCGACTTTCTGATACTGGGGACATGACTTTTGGTAGTCAGCAGGCCGACTTTTTGCGAAACACGCCTGAAACCGTGGCTCAGGCCGTGGTGACCCGCCTGAATCTGTGGTTTGGCGAGTGGTTTCTCGACCAGGTGGATGGCACTCCATATGTGCAGGCTGCCCTCGGGAAATACACTTCTCAGACCATCGAACCAGCAATTCGTCAGCGTATTTTGGAAACAGAAAACGTGACGGGCATTGCTGAGTTTGATTTGCAGTTTGACCCCGACAATCGAAAAGTCACGATTCAGGCAACGATTGACACGGCATTCGGGCCAACCACAGTCACGGGAGTCCTTTGATGGCGATTGCAGATTTGGTTTATGTCGATGCAACTGGGTTTCATTACCCAGACTATCCGACCGTTCTTCAGTATCTGACAGACGAGTACAAGAACATCTACGGGGCCGACACATACCTCGACCCTGATTCTCAGGACGGGCAGTGGCTTGCGATTCAGGCTTTGGCGATCTTTGACACCATGCAGGTGGCAGCCAAGGTCTACAACAGCTTCTCTCCATTGACCGCGCAGTCCGATGCCCTCTCTCGCAACGTCAAGATCAACGGCATTCGTCGCCGCGCAGCGACTTATTCGACCGCAGACCTGACCATCGTTGGACAGGCCGGAACCGTCATCGTCAACGGACAGGCCGAGGACACACTCTCGCAAAAGTGGAACCTCCCTGCTTCAGTGACTATCCCAACAGGTGGTTCTATCGTCGTGACCGCGACTGCTGTGGATGTTGGTTCGATCACGGCTGCGCCAAGCACAATCAACAAGATTGCAACCCCAACTCTTGGCTGGCAGACGGTGAATAACGTTGCCGCAGCCATTGTTGGCGATCCTGTCGAGACTGATGCAGAGCTTCGCCGCCGCCAGACATTTTCGACCGCGCTGCCATCACTCTCGGTGCTCGATGGAACGATTGGTGCTGTCGCATCGATCGCTGGTGTGACCAGATTCCGTGGGTATGAGAACGACAGCAACAGCACAGACGCAGATGGCATCCCTGCACATTCGATTGCGATCGTAGTTGAGGGTGGCGATTCTCAGGCGATTGGTGAGGCTATCGCCAACAAAAAAACACCAGGCACAGGCACGTATGGCACGACAACCGTCACGACTTATGACGAATACGGGCTTCCGAACCTGATTAACTTTTTCCGTCCAACGCCTGCAACCATTGGCATTGAGGTTACGATCACGCCTTTGACTGGCTATACGACTGGC